GTTTTTAATTAATTTTTCATTAATAAATTAAAAATATGGATACAGCTATAAAGTATTGTTTAGTGCTATTTGTTTTGATTGCATGCATTTTATTGTTTAGACAACTTACAACGCCTGTAATTCCTAATCCTAATCCTAATCCGGATCCACCGTTTTTTCCTGTCAATTTTCCTCAATGGACTCGAGGCCCTGGCATTGATCAATTTGCAGTTGCAGCACAACGAATAAAAGATTGGCGACCTTATTTGGACTTATTTGTTATAAAATGTATGGTAGATGAAATCAGTAAGGTATGCCCATTTGAGTACTTTGTAAGTACTGATGAAACATATTTTAATGAGGCAATGACATATGTTATTCAATACACATCGTGTTTAGAAAAATGGACGGATGGTTTAATTAAATATTTATATTTGATCATACCAACTGGATGCGAAAAGGATCTTGCAGTTAAAGAAATAGTCAAAAAATTAACACCTGCCCAATTTATTTTAAGCGATAATCAAAACGCTCTCATTGCACCGATAATTAAAAATACGTGTGTGTTTTAACAAGGGATAAACATACATATAATTTTAAATTATATGTAAAAAAATAAATAAGTTTTTGAAATTACATCTTGGCCGAACGACGGGCCGAACGCTTGGCAGATCGCTTAGCCGAACGACGGGCCGATCTCTTAGCCGAACGCTTAGCCGAACGACGGGCTGATCGCTTGGCAGATCGCTTGGCCGAACGACGGGCTGATCGCTTGGCGGATCTCTTAGCGGATCTCTTAGCCGAACGCTTGGCTGAACGACGAGCCGAACGCTTAGCCGAACGACGAGCCGATCGCTTGGCGGATTTCTTAGCAGAACGCTTGGCAGATCGCTTGGCCGAACGACGGGCAGATCGCTTAGCGGATCGCTTGGCGGATTTCTTAGCCGAACGCTTAGCCGAGCGACGGGCAGAACGCTTGGCAGATTTCTTAGCCGAACGCTTAGCTGAGCGACGGGCCGATTTCTTGGCTTTTAAATCTTTCAAGCTTTCCATAAGCATTTTAATTAAACTTTTTTTAACACTTTTCTTCAAGCTTTTACGTAAAGTTTTTGGCATACCCTTTACAAATTTTTTCACCATTTTATCAGCATTGACGGTTTTGCGTTTAGCTTTAAATGCCGAATTAACCATTTTATAATAGATAAAAAAATTTATTTATTCAATTTATTTAAAAAAAAGTAAAATAAAATAATGTACGGTTCGTATGGAATGTATTCTGGAAATAAATCTAATTTTTCATCTGCGTCAAATCTATACAAGCCAGCCGGCGTTGCCAGTTTCAGAAGTAATTATGGGTCTACAAATAACGGAGAAATGACAAGTTTGCCTACTCAAGGCACGACAAGTGTTATTTCTGGAGTTGTAACAGACGTTGCAAGTTTTGAAAAACTGACGAATGCATTTCCTGGTGCACAGCATATTGATTATCAACAAAATCCTTCTCCTATCATTTTGCCTGTACGTCAACCTGCAAAAGATGGTATTTATACAGATATAAAGACCGATCAAGATGGAAATATTTCTTTTCCAGTGGGTGTGTATGTTCAACAATATAATTTCCCTGGAAATGCTACTGTGTACATACCACCTATTTCTAATTCTACACCAATTATGCCGCCACCTGTTATTATATATGAACAACAAAATTATATAAAGAAGTGAAAAATAACCTACTAAAAATAATCAACTAAAAAATATTAAATAAACTAAAATAAATAACAGATGCAAAGTATTTATACAGCAGGTGTATCAAGTTACAGTATGGCCAATCTTTATAAACCCGCCGGCATTGTAAATGTGTCGTCGTCATATCTTCCCATAAAAGGTGATGTAATGAGTTCGGCGCCAACACAATTGCAAACAAGTGTTGCATTAAAGGTAGTATCCGATGCTTCAAATGCATTTGAAAAGACCACAAATACATTACCGGCTGCCCAGCATATTGATTATAACCAAAATCCGTCAGCCATTCAGTGCTTGAATGGAGGCAATACGCCATCAACGCCGCGTGGCACAAGCCGATCAACCGGCACACATTTTTAAATTTATTTACAGGTTTTAATTTGAAATTGATTATTTCAAATTAATTTTAAACAAATACAAACAGTTTAAACAAAACAAATAAATATGAACAATGAAAATTTGCCTGTATCCATCGTCACCAACAAAACCTTGGTGTATTTAAACGATATGAAAAGTCGTTTCACAACATATCATATCGAAAATGAGGACGAGTTTTGCGAGGCCCTGATGGACATTGTCAATCAGTACAGCGAAACAGAGTTTGCAGGCCAAATCGATAAAATGCAAGCCTTTTTGTACTTTCATGACGTCGACATGCTTCTCAATACCATCTATAACCGCGTCGGTGTTCAGCGCGTGTCTTTGCTTTCGCTTGTGTATGAAAACCTAATTGTTCTTTTACAGGCGTATTACACGTACGAAGATTATATTGCCGACCTCGTGTAAAAAACCGCTTTTTCACAAAAAGCGGTACCAAAAACTTAAAAGAAAGTGCTTATGTTAACATAATTTTATAATTTAAAATTATATTACCTCAGGCAGGGGTCGAACCTGCATTCTCCCGATTAGAAGTCGGACGCGATATCCATTTCGCCACAAAGGTATTATATATGATAGTTTATATCTTTAAATTACAATGTAGTTTTTCTTTTATTTTTACGGACTTTGCCAGACTTTTTGTCACTTTTTTTAGCAACTTTTTTACCACTTTTTGACAATTTTTTGCGACGCGAGCGAAAAGGAGAAGAAGCGTGTTTACGAGCTTCAAGAGTTGCAACTAGATCATCTATAATCACATGGGTACGGGGAAGTTGCTGTTGCACGTGATCATCTATAATCGCATGGGTACGGGTAGGGAGAGGTTGCACGCGATCAACTACACTAGTATGGGGAAGTTGCAGTTGCACGCGATCAACTACATTCATGGGCTTTTTAGTTGCACGCGCATAACTCGTTGATGAGGGATGTTTAGATTTTAATATAAATCCAACATCATCACTGTTCGACAATTTGTTTAAATACTGTGTTACACCATCTACTATATTAAATAATGGAAATTTAGCTTTATTTTCATCGAGAAAAGTGAGGCTTTTGTCAGTAGGCGGTATCTTATATTTTTGAATAGAAAAAGTAATTTCTATAGGATTCCCATCTTTTTCTTCCTCTTGAGCTATACTAGGATGAGGGATAGATGCATAAGCTGCTGTCATCTGTATATAATTTATTATATACAGAATTTAAAAAGATCAAAAAAGCGTTTTTGGTGCCGCTTTTTTTGAAAAAGCGGCTTATTTGGTATCCAGCGCATCCACCGACTCGCCAATAATCTTGATGAAATTTTCAGTGGGGCTCTGTTTGGGGCTCATACGTAGCCCTCCACGGTACACCGTCGTCGATTTCAAGTTGCCAATAATCTCCGGCAACTCGACCGTATTGTTTTTGCTGGCATACTTTTTAATCACGTCCGACGGGATGTAGGGACTGCTATCCAACAACCGATCCATCTCGGCCTTGGCGTGCCTAAAAAACTCACCCGCCGGTTTTCGGCACATCGCTTCCAATGACAATTCGGTCTTTAACTGTCTGTAAAATTTGTGCCAACTGATGGCAACACTGCGATGGGCCTCGCTAAGTTGGGCATATTTAAAAAAGTTCTGCAACGTGCCTAAAATGCCCGTGAAAATACCGACCGATCCGGTCCCGATTTGACCGTATTGCACCAAATTGGCTGGAAACAAGCTGTTCATACCGACGTTGATGGTACCGACGATGGTACTGAGAATGACGATGGGGATGGTGAACATGTAGTTGAGACGGCGGTATTTGGTTTCGGATTGAAGGTTGAGCCACGAGTAGCTGAGAGCGTTATCGGCCCAGTTGGAAATAAGGTCTTCCAAGTACGACGTCCACGTCATGAATTTCAAGTTTTCGTCAACGGTTGAATCGGTTTCTTTCGAGTCGGATGCCATTTTTATTTTAATTTAAATTAATTTTATGGTTTACAAAAACGCTACGTTAAATTCTACATCTTTTTAACATATTTTTTAGGAGTTTTTTTGGGAGCCTTTTTAATAGATTTTTTAAGACTTTTTTTAAGACTTTTTTTAGGAGTTTTTTTAGGAGCCTTTTTAAAAGATTTTTTAGGAGCCTTTTTAGGAGTTTTTTTAGGAGTTTTTTTACGAGCAGTAAATTTGGTTGGTATACCCACAAGACGTTTAAGTCCTCGTGTAAACCTTTGACAACACGTTTTTTTATCTTTATCTTTATCTTCATCTTCATCATCATCTTTATCTTTACTTTGTTCACTTTTTTGTTTACTTTGTTCACTTTGTTTTGTACGTTGTCCGATCCGCTCCCGCAAACCGGGTAAATCCGGTTGAACATCCACTTGAACATTCGGTTTAGATATATTTGACATCAATTTTACAGGTTCAGTTCTATGGACAACTTCAGGTTTAAATGTAAGTAATGCTAATCTACCCAAAGGGCTATTTGTTGAACGTAAATATAGTTTGACTTCCTTATTCTCAGAAAGACTAGAGTCTATTATTTTTAGAATATCTTCCATACTTTTTTTACTTTCTGTATAAGGGAGAATACGTGGATCGAAACTGATAAAAATGTGTGGAGTCAATAAAGTTTGAGTTTTAAACTTTAGCGGTTCATTTAGTAACATTTTTCTCGTATCTCCATATGTCATTACCTCTTCATTAAAGTATGGTTGCAGCGAGTTTACATGTAAAATAAATGTAGTACTACCATCACCCATATAAGATTTAGATCCGTTAGCGATATTTCGTAGCTCGCTCCGGGGGCTTAGATCTGCTACTACTTTTGCTAATACTTCTATAATCTTATTAAGATCTATATCAACAAGGGTTTTTTTTATCATCATATATTTTTCAGGATAATGCCCAAATTTATCTGCATTGTGTTTAACGGCATCCCTCAAGCCTTTAGAAGTAGCCGCCAAAGCGCGGCCTTCTGGACCTGTAAGAAATCCTGAAATGTCAAATCCATAACCCATCCCGCGTCCAAATACTTGTGTTCCAAATCTATCATCATCTTTCTTTTCATCTGGCATCGCATCGGCCATCTGTATATAATTTATCATATACAGAATTTTTAATTTTGATTAATACTTTAGTTAATATACTATTTTTTAACGGCGGTGGGGTTTTGCCGAACGCTTTTTTGATTTATTTTTTGATTTACTTTTTGATTTACGACGTTTTTGAGCAGATTTATTTAAGGATTGCAAATACTTTTTTATCTTTTTTTTGCGATAGGAGCGAAAAGCTGGGTTAACTTCTTAAATTAATTTTATGGTTTACAAAAACGCTACGTTAAATTCTAGGAGTTTTTTTATGAACCTTTTTAAGACTTTTTTTAAGACTTTTTTTAAGACTTTTTTTAAGACTTTTTTTAAGACTTTTTTTAAGACTTTTTTTAAGACTTTTTTTAAGACTTTTTTTAAGACT